ACAAATGAAAACACAATTATTAGCAACATTTTGCAAAAGAAATAGATTATACGAAACAATAGATTTAATTATAGCTTGTAATGATATAGTATTCAGCAAGATATATGTATTTCAGAACGAGAACGATTATCATCAATTGATATGCACATATAATGTAGAAGCAACCGATGATTATATTGAGAGTTCAGTAGATACAATTTCTATACACAGAAAGAAACAATCAAATTCTCTATACACAATCAATGCACTTAATGAGTTAGTCAAGACATTAAACAATGGTGTGTTAGACAACTCATTCCCAATACCCTGGGAGAACTACAGAAACCGTATGTTATTAACAAACGAAGAGGGTCTGTATGAAATACCAACAAGGGTATATTCAATAATACACACAAAAACATGGAAATCTGATATTGAACAAAAATAGATTGTATTTTGGAGAATATATATCATACTTATATATGTATGAAAACAGTTACAAAAAGAATAGTAACAATTAAACAATTAAACTTAATAAATAACAAATAGGAGATATCTAATGGATATTAACGCACTGAAGAAGCGTCTAGGTCAACTTCAAATCACAAACAATCGTACCTCAAATCTATGGAAGCCGTCACCCGGCACAACTCAAGTAAGAATCGTACCTTATAAACACAATAAGGACAACCCTTTCATCGAGTTATTTTTCCATTATGATTTAGGTAGAAAATCTTATCTCTCACCAATGTCATTTGGTCGTCCTGACCCAATCGAAGAGTTTTCTCAAAAACTCAAATCTTCGGGTAACAAGGAAGACTACCGATTAGCTCGTAAGATCGAATCTAAAATGAGAACGTTTGCTCCTGTAGTAATTCGTGGTGAAGAGAATCAAGGTGTTAAGTTTTGGGGTTTTGGTAAAACAGTTTATCAAGAACTGCTTTCCATTATTGCTGATCCTGATTATGGTGATATTACTGACTCAATGAATGGTCGTGATATTACGGTAGAGTTCAAGACAGCAGAAGAAGTTGGAGCTTCGTTTCCAAAAACAAACATCAGGGTTAAACCAAATCAAACCCCGATTACGGAAGATGCTACTCTTCTTGAGAATCTAATCGACAATCAAAAGGATATTACTGAGATATATCAGGAACAAACCTACGAAGAACTAACTGAAGTTCTTAATGCTTGGTTGAATCCAGAAGAAGGCGAAGAAGAATCAGAAGAGCAATCTGTAACTAAATCCGAAGTTAAAGAAGATGTAAAATCAACTGAGGATGTTTCAGCAGCATTTGACGATCTGTTTAATAACTAATAGAAGACTAATAAGTTGGGGAGTGAGAGTTTCGACTTTTGCTCCCCTATGTTATACAAATTTAGGAGACATTATATGTCAACAAGAGACGAATTGGCAGGGCAACTTGCCGCTAGTTTAAATAAAACTTTCAAAGATACTAAAGTCGCTTACTTTCTTGATGGTTCTGATACAACACCTACAGATATAAAAGACTTTATTTCAACAGGTTCTACATTATTAGATTTAGCAATTGCTAATAAACCTAATGGTGGAATTGCTGTAGGTAGAATTACAGAAATCAATGGGTTGGAATCAAGTGGTAAATCTTTGGTTGGTGCACATCTTTTAGCTGAGACTCAGAAAAAAGGTGGTGTAGCAGTTTACATTGATACTGAAACTGCAGTAAGTCAAGATTTTCTAAAGGTAATTGGTGTTGATATCAATAGTATGTTGTATTTGCATTTAGAAACTGTAGAGGATATATTCCAAGCAATAGAAGAGATTGTTGCAAAAGTAAGAGAATCAGATAAAGATAGGTTAGTAACCATTCTTGTAGATTCACTTGCAGCTGCATCAACAAATGTTGAAATGGAAGCAGACTTTGATAAAGATGGTTGGGCTACGAGTAAAGCTATCATCATATCTAAAGCTATGAGAAAAATAACACAAATGATTGGTAGACAGAAAGTAGCTCTTGTGTTTACAAATCAGTTAAGACAAAAACTTGGTGTTATGTTTGGAGATCCTTGGACTACAAGTGGTGGTAAAGCATTACCATTCCACGCATCTACAAGAATCAGAGTGAAGAATAAAGGTCAAATCAAGGATGCTAAGAAGAATACAATTGGTATGACGATACTTGCACAAGTTATCAAGAACCGTTTAGGTCCACCTTTGAGAAGTTGTGAGTTCCCTCTATACTTTGAGAGTGGAATCGATGATGTAGGTAGTTGGTTAAAAGTGATGAAAGATCATAGTATAGTAAAACAAGCTGGTGCTTGGTACACTATAACCGATCACTTAGGAGCAGAACACAAGTTTCAATCAAAAGAGTTTGGGGAGAAACTATCAGATCCCGATTTCAAATCATTCGTTTATGAACAGATATGTGAAAAAGTTATATTAAAATACGATATGAAAAATATGGGAATTGATGATGTAGTTGAGACGGATGAGGTAATTGGCGACTAATGTCAAACGCCAGATATCTTTCCATACTGAATGAGATAAAGAAAAAAGGTGGTAGTGTTGACTTTCAGGATACAAATAAAAAAGTCTTAATAGTTGACGGCTTGAATACTTTTATCAGAGTATTCAGCGTAATGCCAACTTTAAACGATAACGGTATTCATGTTGGTGGCATTGTTGGTTTCCTTAAAAGCATAGGATTTGCTATTAATATGTTCAATCCCACCCGTGTCATCATAGTATTTGATGGTAAGGGTGGGAGCAACCGCCGCCGTAAATTATATTCAGACTATAAAAACAAACGTAGAACATCTTACAGAGTTAATAGGGTAGCAGGTTTAGAAAACGTAGAAGATGAGAGACGGAATATGTATCTACAACTCAGAAGAGTTGCAGAGTATCTTGAACTATTACCACTAACCAATATATCCGTAGATGGTATTGAAGCAGATGATGCTATAGCTTATATCGCAAAGAGTGTAATACCAGATGGTGAAAAAATCATTATGTCAACCGACAAGGATTTCTTACAGTTAGTATCTGATGATATTAAGGTTTGGTCTCCTACAAAAAAGAAACTATATGATAAAGAAGCAGTTTTAGAAGAGTATTGTATAACTGCAGAGAACTTTATTATGGCTAAGATATTTGAGGGAGACAAATCTGATAATATAAATGGCGTAAAAGGTATAGCTACCAAGACATTGGTAAAAAATATACCAACTTTGAGTAAAGAGAATAATAGTTATAGTTTACAAGAGATATATAAATACGCACACAAACACAAAGATGATGATGGAAACTTCTTTGTGAAAATATTACAGAATAAGGAGTTACTTGAACGTAACTATAAGTTGATGCAGTTAGAAGATGTAAATATAAGTGCTTCAACTAAGACAAAATTAATCGATGTTATCAGAGGTCCTATCAGACGCTTAGTAAAATTTAAATTCGAATCTATGTTTATGGAAGATAGATTATTTCAAAATCTACCAAATGTTAATAGTTGGTTGGCACAAACCTTTACCACTATGGATAAGTACGCAGAGCAAACCAATGGGTAGAAAAAAGAAATACTTTACGGATAAACAAAAACAAGAAGCTCAAAAAAAATGGCAAATGGAATACTACTATAAAAATAAAGACACCATTTTGAAAAAGATGAAAGATAAGTATAGACAGAAAAAGTTAAACTTATCAAAAACAAGACTTACGAAAGAGATATATGGAGAGTAAAAGTTCTTTAGTAGAATTTGGAACTTCGTTTCAATCCAAAGTCATAGCATCTTGTTTGACAGATACAATATTCTTACAAACTGTTATGGAAGTTCTTGAGCCAGCGTATTTTGAATCTGATTCAAATAAATGGTTAGTTGAGGAAATTCATAGTTATTTTATAAAGTATAAAACCACACCTACATTAGAAGCTATAAAGATAGCAATAGATGATGTTGAGAATGATGTATTAAAGATAGCAGTTGTAGAAGCACTTAAAGATGCTTGGAGACATAGAGAAGCAACTGATTTACAGTTTGTTCAAGAAAAAACATTAGATTTCTGTAGAAATCAAGTTTTAAAATCTGCTATTATGGAATCTGTAAGTCTGTTAGAAAATCAAAACTATGATGGTATAAAAACAGTTATAGATAATGCTATGAAAGCTGGAACTGCTGTTGATATTGGACACGATTATAATGTAGGTATAGAAGAGAGATTAACTAAATCTACAAGAATTACAATAAAAACGCCGTGGGATATAACAAATGATATTATGGATGGTGGTCTTGGTGAGGGTGAGTTGGGTGTTGTAGTTGCGCCAGCAGGTGTTGGTAAGACTTGGTTACTTCAGAGTATAGCTGCAGGTGCTTTAAAAAGAGGGTTTACTGTAGTTCATTATACATTAGAGTTAAATGAAACATATGTTGGTTTAAGGTATGATACAATTTTTAGTGGTATATCCACACAAAACATCAAGTTTCAAAAAGAAGAAGTTAAAAAAATAATTGATTCTATCGAAGGTAGGATGATTATTAAATACTACCCAACACGGGCAGCATCAGTAAATACACTCGCAGCACATCTAAAACAATTAGAATTAAAAGCAATAAAACCTGATTTAGTTATAGTTGATTATGCTGACATCTTGAAAGATAGTAGTGGT